TAATTTCATGTCCTTTTTGATTAAAATGTCGGCCACTTGCAAATACTTTTTCACCTAATGTTTTATTAATTTTAGACATTATATGCCAAAAAGAATCTTGCATAATATTAAATCTATACAAATATTTTGGATCCGGATTTCCATAGTCTAATTTTTCTCCTGTTCTTTTTGACCAATGTGGTGTAACTAATCGTCTTCTAGACTGTGAATACCCAGGTTCCTCAAACATATAACTCATAGCATATGGCACACTATTTCGTTCTAGCCATGTTGCCAAATAGTTTACTTCATGAAACATTGTTCTTGCAAGGTCTACTGGATCATTCATGTGCTTTATAAATTGTTTATGAAATTCTGTTATTTGAGGTCCTGCTAACCATTCTCCTTCAGCAGGTGGATTGTGTATATTAAATCTAACGTAATAATTGTTGTGTGTAAAACAATATCTTATTGGAGATGTCCAACCAATTAATACAAATGTGTCTTCATAACCTTTTGTTATCAAATAGTCTAAAGTAGATTCTACAATATGTTTGTTACTGATTCCAGGTAATGCAATGTTATCATAAGACATATCAAATTGATCCGCTAGGATTTTTGCATAGCATAATTCTGTATTAGCAGGATTATACGAATCAGTAACAAGTTCTTGTCCGTGTGTCATCGAACATCCATTTGCTAATAATTTCATTAACAGCAATCATCCTTTTTTGTTAATCCTAAAATGCTTAATCTTAAAATTGTAAATCCACCATAGCAAGTAAGACTGGCTATTCCTCCACCTATGATTATGTCAGGCCAAAATGATTCTGTGAACGTTACCAATATACCAGCAAGTATAATACCAGCTGATGCAATAGCATCGTTCCTGCAACATATAAAGGCACTTTTAAAGTTTATATCTTTATAATGATGTTTAAACATCATTATAGCAACGGTTGAGTTACCAACTAATGATAATACGCCAACGATGGAAATTATACCACCAGTTAGATGTGATTCTCCTATTAAACCTAAGTACACATAATAAAATGCATATAATCCAAATGACGACATTATAATTCCTTTTAATAATGCAAGTCTATTTTTAATTAATGTACTCGACGATATTACTAATATACTTGCACCAAAAATAAATGCATCGCCGGAATTGTTTGCGGCGTCACTTAATAGTGAAGCAGAATTCATCATCAAACCGTATGTAAGGTCGGTCCCAATCATTATAATGTTGATTATAAATGCTAAAATTAATGAATTACGTCCTAGATTGTCAGTTTGTGGTTGCATACCTAGTAATTATCCTAGCAATATGTCTAAACTTAACATTGTCAAAAGACCAAATGTAAAGCCTCCTGTTGCCCAATTCTCGTGTCCACGTCTATGAGTTTCAGGTATAATTTCGTGTGATATAACAAACAGCATAGCTCCTGCGGCAAATCCTAATGCAATTGGAAGTATAGGAAGGAATATTGTAACAATAGAAACACCAAGTAATCCCATTACAGGCTCAAATAATCCTGTTGCACCTGCTATTAAAAAAGCATTTATTCTTGTATAACCAATTGTTAATAGTGCAAATGCTACAGCAAGGCCTTCTGGTGCGTTTTGTATGCCAATGCCTATTGCTAGTGCTATCGCATTACCTAAATCACCTCCACCGAAGCCTACACCTACTGCAAGTCCTTCCGGCATATTGTGAATGGTTATAGCAATGATAAACAGCCATATTTTGAGAATCTTCTCTTTACTGCTATCATCGTATTGTTTTTTAATAACAAAATGTTCATGTGGCGAATATCGTTCGACTGACCATATGCTCAATACGCCAATTAGTAAACCTCCAAGTACTGCTAACACAGAAAGATATTTGTTCATCCATAATTCATCTGCATAGTTTAATCCTGGAACGATAAGTGAGAAAAATGATGCGCCAAGCATTACACCTGCCGCAAAACCTAATGTAGTATCTTCAAATTTTGCTGATATTTTTTTTAAGAATAGTGCAGGAATGGCTCCTACGGTAGTCATCATACCTGCGGCCAAACTTGCTAGGAAGCCATATAGTATAATTTGTTCTGGTAGCACAATTACATTCCTAGTGCTAATAATCCATCTTCAGTTACCATAGATTTGTCCCATGGTGGATTAAATGTTAAGTCAACTCTTACAGGGTTTGCTACACCACTTTCTATTATTGCGTTTTGTACCCAACCTGGCATTTCTCCTGCTACTGGGCACATTGGTGATGTTAAACTCATTTTAACATCTGCTGATTTGTCAGGATTAATTGTTACATCATAAATTAATCCTAATTCAAAAATGTCTATTGGTATTTCTGGATCGTAAATTGTTTTTAATTTTTCTGCGAGTATTGGATACTCTTTTATTATTGTTTCTCTGTTCATTAAGCCTGGTTTAGTTGTAGTTCTACGTAATCCCAATTAACTAGTTCATCCCAAAAAGTTTCTAGATATGTTTTTCTATCATTTTTGTAATCAACGTAATATGCGTGTTCCCAGACATCTGCTCCCATTAATGGTTCTTGACCGTATATAATTGGATTAACACCATTTGCGGTATTAACTATATCTAGACCTCCATCTTTTTTAACGAGCCATACCCAACCACTACCAAATTGTTTAAGACCTAAATCTATAAATTTTTCTCTTGCCTCATTTATTGAATCAAGTTCTCGAATAATAGTTGCTTGTAGTGTTGATGGTATGTTAACTTTTTTTGGTGATAAACAATTCCAAAAGATAATGTGATTTAAATTTTGTGAAGCATTGTTGAATACTGATCTATCATCTCTTTCGTTAGATTTTTTAACAATATCTCTTAAATTCATATCAGCATAATCTTTATCAGTCATGAATTTATTAAGATTGTCTACGTAAGTTTGATGATGTTTGCCATAATGTAAATCAAGGGTTTCTCGGCTCATATGTGGTTCAAGAGCCTGACGTTCGAATGGCAATTCCACTAATTCAAATTCTTTATTTTGTTTTCGTACGAAAGGATGGCTTTCATACAAATTCGTAATGTTACCTATTTTCATTTAACGTGACTCCCTAAAGTAATTATTATAACTTACTTTTTTTTAGAAGTCAATTTTTTAGCAGTTTTCTTTGCGGTCTTTTTAATTTTTTTAGCACCTTTGGCTGTGGCTTTTGCGCCTTTTTTTGCTGTGCTTTTAGTTGTTTTCCAAAGTGAATCAAAAAATCCCATTATATTTCTCCTTTTATTATATTGGTACTTTATTTAGTATGAGTTTTTTCAGTATGGATATAACCTGGTCTTAAGGTTTCTATTTGTTTATTCATGTAGTCATGGTCTGACCATCTGTAATCAAATGTTGCGTTTGACCCATTTGTTTTAATTTGATATACATCATGATACTCATAAAGTATTTCCCATACATCTTCTGGGGTATCTTCTGTACCAAATGATCTGTGTAAATCGATTTGTCCTACTTTAGGATGACCTAAAGTTAAATTTTTATCGTTTGGGTCAAACTTATTATCAATTAACCATTGTCTAAATTTTTTATTTTCTTCAATACGCCAAGTTTCAGTTCTATCTGTACGTCCTAAATCAATATCGAAATCACCTGCCGCTAATGTTTGTCCACGCATAGCAATTGTTGTTAATTCATCTATACGAGCACCATCTTCATCACGAAATACTTCATAATGATGTTTGCCAACTGCTTTATTAACTCCTAAATATATGCCTCCAAAATCTTTACATAATGCATCTATTCCAAAACTATTAAAATCTTCTTTAGTAAGTTCAAATTTTGGAGCATTCAACCAACAAAATAATAATGCTGGTCTTTGCCATTTAGGCAAGTATTTTTTTTTGCGATTGCTTAATGCCCAACTTTCGAACTCGTGACATAAATTGTTTAGTTGTCTTATATGCCATTTTGTAGTATGATCTGCTTTAATGTAATAAGGACTTAGATTTTGAGTAGTGCCTTGCAAATCTTCAAAATATCTATGTAGGTTGTTTAACTTATTCTGCTTTAAAGGATGTTCTTCGAAATCTTTTACATCTATAAGAGTGTTTTCTACAGTAAAGTTATCATCAATATGATAATCTAAATTTGAATTGTTAATAACTTCAATTGTTTTATTAATTTGTTCGCAAAGATATTCACCATTACGTTTGCTATCGGCCCAGCCATGCCACAAATAGTTCTTTTCTAAATGAAGATTTTCTTCAAGTATTTCTTGTAATGCATTATACCATTTGCGTGATAGCGATGTATCAAATACATTGAGGTAGATGCTATGAGTTTTAGCAAATGCATTTTGTAAAACTATTTCTATTGAATCCAGTATTGCCATACTGTATATATTTACAGTATGATTTTGAAATTTATTTTTTGGATCAAAGCACCTTGTATTCGGTGTTGTTGTAGTATTTCTAATAAAGTTTCTGTTTTATATGTGTCAATAAAATGTAGTGGTTTTTTAGATCCTACTACTAATATAAATTCTTTTGATTCTTTGGCGTCAAGTAATCTAGCCACATAAGCATATTTGTCTGTGGTTGGTAAAGTTATTTTATCAGAAATTTTACCATCATATAATTTATAAAATCCATCCCCATTTGCCCAATTAAAAACATAAACATACATTTTTGTCGATGGTTTTATGTGTATTTTTAAATGCTCACCTTCTTTAAAAATGGTATTGTTTATTTTAAGATTTAAATGAAAGTTGGGGTCTTGTAGTTTAATTTCTTCAACTTTAGCAACAATACTAATCCTACATTGTCTGGGATTATTTAGAATGACTCTTGTTTCATTTAAGATACCAGTTATTTGTCCTTGTTGTTCTATCCAAGAAAAGAAACTGTAATCACAGTTGTTATCATCACACATTTGCCAATCAGTTGAACCAACAGTTTCACCAAATGCATTTCTTATGGCGTCTGCTTCTGCTTTTTGTTTAGCAATTTCACAAGATTGATTTTCTGTTATACTAACACCAAATTGATGTACACCTACACCAGTCACCGTTTTTGCTAATGCATTCCAGCAAAGGCAAGTAACGATGACTAAAACAGTGAGGACCAGAATGATTCTATTTGGTTCCATATTGGTTCTATAAATTCTGGTTGTTCTGGCATGAAGTTCCAAGCAATTAACATACCGACTGCTATGCCAAATATTAATTTAACCATTAATGACTCCTATTATCCATAGTGTCACAAATATTGCAATACCTATTTCTGCTCCGGTCATATTATCCTCCTATTGGATTACTTCACTACTATTGATTGTATTAGCAATTGCTTCTTTATCAATTACTGCAACCTCTTTAGGTGCTTCAAAGTTATTAACATCATATTCTAATAATACAAATGTTCTAAATTCGCCACCAACATTTAAAATTTGCTTGTTGATAACTCTATATTTGTTGACCATCACTCGTTCAATTACGTTTTGTGATATTTTAGTTGTTTCTTGCACAGTATTACTGGCATTAACATTACCACTATCAGTAATAAAACGTTTGAAGTCAGAATTAATTTTATGATACATCTTATCTGCCAATTCAAGTTTAGCATCATGCATCGCTTTGTCGACACTTAATTGCATATCTTCAGCAAGTCCAGTTGCTACAGCATAAATTTTATCATCTGTATCTGATGGATACTTTTGAAACCATTTAGGTGCCTCCGTTTTACTGTTGAGATAAAGTTTTGATACTTTCTCTCCGTCGTTAATTGTATTTTTAGAACAGCCAGTTAATAATAAAAGACCAGTTACTAAACCTACAAGTAATAGTTTTAAGTTCATTCGAACCTCCTAGTTTAGTACTCGCCACGCACCATTTGGCAAACGACAAGTCCTACCTGCTTGTTGAACACCACCCTGCCAAAACGTAACGATTTGTGATTGACACAAATACCCTTCTTGACTAATAAAGAATTCACCTGGAACACCTTGTATATTGTCTGGATTTGTCCAGTTGGTGCCGTCTAGTGAAATTACTTCAACTGTCTCTTTAGGTATTTGTTCTTCTTTAACTATTCTTGCTTTCGCATTGCTTGTCATAACTGTTGCAATTGCTACAGCAAAAATTAGATTAATAAATGTGCTCATTATGTTAATGTTATAATAAAATGTGTTTTTGTCAAGTTATACAGTTGGTAAAACCAATTATTCTTTGTATTTGTGCAAATCTTCAAATGTAGCAGTACCTAAAGAACTGGTAACTCTTAAATTTTGTGTAGATTTACCAATTCGTTTAAGATGTGCCCTTGCTGTATCATTGTATTTTATTTTATAATGGTCTTTCATATACTTGGCAAATTCTAAAACTTCACCCTCTAATTCTTCAAGAAACCAAACCCTATCATCAGATTCAGATGCAATTGAATGCTTTACATATGGTTTATCTAATTTAATAGCCACGTCACTCCTACAGTTCCTAATATTATTACTAAAAAAATAATACCGGCAATACCTAGCCAATACCTATAAGCATCCATGTCTTCTTGTTTCATTAACCTCTCCTCATTTTTGCAATATCTTTTGCGTCTTTTATATCAAATACAGGTACCAAGTTACTTTTATGCATTACTGCAATTCCTAATAGTTTTTGTTTACCAGAATAAACTTTTGGTGCTTCATTTTTCTTTAATCCACCATCTTTCATTTGCGTTAGTTGTTGTTCTTTTATTGGTTCAGTTTTAGTTGTATTAGAACCTGTGTATTGTCCAAAGTATCCTTTAAAGTTATTAGGGTCAATGTCTCTATGTGGGTCTAGACCCACTTTTACTAAAGTTTTGTTCAATTCTTGTTGTGCTTTATCACGTGCTTTAATTTCTGCTTTATTCAAATGTGCTTTATGTTTTTTAGTAGATGTGGTGCTCATGCCACGTACAAGATGCATTGTCATTCGTCTAAATCCACACTAATACGTTTAATTGCATTTAATGAAGCATTGGTGGCTCCTAGTTGTCTATCAATAGCAATTTTCATAAATTTCATCCAAGATCCCATATCTCTTCTAAATTTTCTATTATTAACATCAAATCCTTCATCTGAAATCATTTTTAAAACTGTGTATGTTAGGTCTTCTAATAATCTTTTAGATATTTGATCTGGCGATTCTTCATTCTTTGGAAATTTAATAATATTGTCCATATTAAAAGTATATGATCTTTTATTATATTGTCAACGATTTTGATAAAGATTTGGTAAAAGTTTGGTAAAAGTTTGGTTGTAGAGTGTTTTTGTATGGTATATAAATTGCATTAAGGTAATCTGTATTAGAAAGATAGGTCATTTTTTGTTTTGGTGGATATGTTATGTGTATCTTTGCTATGTTTTCTTCAGATGTGTCTAAGTTATTATACAAACATTGTAATTTGTCATATGTTTTTATCCCTGACATATTAGATAAAATACTTTTAGGGTCATAACCATCTGCTTCAATTTGTCCTTTTAACTCTAGTATGTTTGAAAATTTATGTAATAAAACTTTTTCTATTATATTGTTCTCTACCATTTTAATATGAGAAGAATCTGTAGGATTGTTAATAATCACGTATAGTTTTTTAGCATTTATTTTATCAAGCATTATTGGATGATAATGAGTAGGAACTACATACCATTTAGGTGAGTGCTCAACTTTGTTCAAAATTTTATGTATAGTATCATAATTTATAGGTCCGGATCTGCCTTCGCATTCTAAAATGTCTACAGTAATTGTTCGTTGTTCAACAGTTTTAGATTTTAAATTATTGCACTTATCTAATTTAGAAATTTCAGTTGCTAATTTTTCACCGCCAGTACCTTGACTATAACAAACAAATATTATTTTAATCATTTTGAAACTTTTTTAATTTTTCATTTAGTCCATAAAATTGTAAGAATTCTTTATTAATTTTTTTAACGAAGTGTTTCATAAATTGTTTACAAGGTACAGTATTTTGATTAACATGATCATGATATTGATAATATTCGCTTTGGTGGTAGTATTTTTCCATATTAAATGTTTCATCAAAATCAATAAGTTTTAATAGATGATGATTGTTCCAGTCAATTTTATATCCCTGAATAATATGTAAAGAAATATTAGATTTTTTACAGGCTTCACTTAATGCAAATAGTTTCACAGCAGTATTATCAACATCAATCGATTTTGAGTATATCCATTTGTAATAATCTTTTTTTACTTTGTGATCATCACTACTGCTACTAGGCCAAACACCTTTAAATGTGAAATTTCTTAATGTGTCAGTTTCAACCAATTCTTTATATCGTTCATCATTTGATTCTATATCAAGTTTTCCTGTAGCAGTTAATTGACATATGACGTGTGTAGGTTTATGTTTTATAATGCCGTTTATTAAACTATTAAGAATCCATTCATTTGATACAGCAGGACCACCTACATCAACTATATTCAATCCACAAATTTTTAAAACTTTTACCCAAGAAGGTTTCTCTTGTTTACTATAACTCATTCCGCAACCACTAACTAATATTTTGCTTAACAATTACTTCTCCTTGTTTATAATGGTCAACAGAATGTGATCTATTTTCTGGACACATACTGCAAATCTTTTCTGGTTTTCCTATTAATTTAACAAATTTATCTAGGTCTGTTTTAGAATCTATAGGATTATAATTAAACCCTTCTGCATTTGGTAAATCAAGGATATTGGCTATTGGAGCACATTTATATAATTTGTTTTTATATAGAATAGGTACATCTGGATTACCACAAATGCTGTGTGCTTTTTTTGGATTGCTCTTAAAAGGTACTAGATTATTATTTTCATAGTTATATGGTATTACAAATTTACCAAACTTGCTTTTCCAAATTTTAAATCCAGGTCTATACCATTCATATGAATGATGAACTCCATCCATTTCTTCTGCAACCTTTGCCATGGTCCAATCTGAGTGTTGTTTAATAATAGCCAATACATTTTTTGTTATTATTTCTTCATGATCTAGTCTATGAATACTTACTTGCATCTCAAATGGTTCAACACAGTTAAACCATCTTTCAGGATCTATTCTATTAAGTAGGTATCCATTTGTAATTAATCTTATAGTTGTATCAGGCCATGCTATTTTAATTAGATCAAAGATATTAAACAACCTTGGATGCAGTAATGGCTCACCTCCAAACACAGATACGATCTTTGGTGATAAATGATCTTTCCAGATGTTTATACTTTTTATAATATCTTCTAGTGGCATTACACCACGTCTATCAAAGTCACTTAAACTGAGGCAACCTTTACAAGAAAGATTGCAGGCATACGCAATATTTAGATCTAATCGATTTATCTGATGCACGGTGCTATATTGAGGCTACTACTAATATTCCTAATACCCATCCAGCGAAGCCAAACCAGAAATCATCCCAACTCCATTTGCCTTTAGACCAAAGATCTAATGCTTCTTTAAGAATTGTTATAATGATACCGGCAAAAATCATAGGCGTATAATATATGCCTATTGTTGTGAGGCCATAACTCCATAAAAAATGTAATTGAAGATCATCTCTAATAATATTTTTAGTTATTCTTGCTATTGTTTTATACCACTTTTTCATTTTTTTTGTATTTTTGTTTAATTATTCGCGTCATAGTTCTAGAGGTAGGTTTTTTGAATATTGCTTTTCTTAGAAAAAGTATAAATCTAGTTTTAAGAGTAGGTTTCCAGGTTCCGTCATTCCAACATTCGTACCAAAGACCTTTTTTTCCTATTTTAGCATATCCTACTCGTGCTGGATATTTTCGATTCTTCCAATCTTTTTTAAACAATATTCCTCCTAGTTATTGTTTTTATTTTAATTAAAATTTTTCGCCGACTTTAAATCCTCTAAATGTTTTGAATCTTGGAAATCTTAAACTATAATCGTCGCTGTCTTGATTTTGTGTAATAGCATCTGCTCTAACTTCTGCTATTTCTCCTATTAATGTATCTTTAACTGCCCAAAAACTATCTCTTTGATCATCACTTAATCCACTACCAACATTAACTTTAATAAACTTACCATCATCTTTACCTTCACAAATAAGAGCACCTAGTTTACCTACGTTTCTACCTGTACCTTCTTCTGTGTCAACAATCTTTAATGATACTTCAATAAATGGTTTTGCTTTAAGCATAAAATGACTTCGTTTGCATTCGTATAAAGCATCAACGTCTTTAATCATTATACCTTCAAAGCCTTTATCAATTGCGACTTTGTTATAATCTGAAAATATTTTTTGTCCTTCTGCTGTATCTAGATCACATTCTATTTTTTCTACTACAAACATATTATCTGAACTTTCAGGAATAGTTTCTAACAGTTGTTTATGTCTAGCACGACAACCTAGTGTTGATACACCTTTTTGAAATTCATCTAATGGTAAAATATCAAACAAGGCATATTGAGCATCAGTTGCCTCAACATTATCTTTTCTATGCACTTGTTTCATTAGTGCTTGGAATGAACTGCTAACCATTTCACCATCTAAAACAATTCCACCTTTATGTGAGTCTTTGCCTAATAAGTTTTCTAATTCTTTTTCAATATGACCAAAGTTAATAAATTGTTTACCATTACGTGAATACATTGTAACCACACCATTATTAATAATTGTAATAACTCTTACACCGTCTAATTTATAGTCTAATAGTTTTTTACCTACCATTTTCTTTTCATGGTTTGCTGAATCATGTGCTAACATACATTTGAAAGTTGGAATTTTAAGATCACTTCTTTTAGTTTTTTTAACTACATTATTAATAGTTTTTTCTGAAACACCACATTTTAAATCTTTTATTAGTATTCTTCTATACCAGTTGTTCCACTCATCTACAGTTGCTTCGTTCATTGTTTCTTCTATAGCATCTCTGGCATCATGCCCTGTAAGTTCACGATCTCTTAATTGCGATGCGAGACCAACAAATTCAGCAAATGCTAAACCAGGACCATCTTTTTTAGATTGTGGTACCTGTTTGACTCCAAATGTTATCATTGGGTCTAGTGCTAATCTGCAACCTGAAAAAAAGTTTACATTGTTATTAGCAATTTCTTTCATAATAACACCTTCTTTAAACAACCTTGAATTGTTTGATTCTAATTCTTTTATAACATTATACATTTGTTTTTTCTTTCCTTTTTTGTACAATATATGGCCAAGAACAAATAATCCCCAATTGATATTGTTCTACTTCTTCTTTGTTTAATATACTTGCAGTCATTTCTTGAAACTTTGTTGCATTACCACTTAATACTTTAAACACTAATCTTCTAAAATCTGCTTTAATTTTTTCAACAAGTTCTTTATCACCTGGTTTAGGTTTATATGTTTTAATATAGTCTGCTACCCGTTCTGCTGTTGAGAATGCTTTATTGTAGTCTAGTTCTTTTGGATTCCATTCACCATGAGTAATAGGTAATGGTGTTCCTGATAGAGTAGATTTTTTTAAATGTATTCTAGCCATCTTATCAATTTCATTTTTTCTAACGTATCCATACATATTAATAATTTGATGACTTAATGCAATTATGTCGTCTACTTTGTATAGGGTTGATCCCATATCTGTAGTATTAAATTTTTTTGCCACGTTGCCTCTTTGTCATATATTCATGATGTTCTACTTGTTCACGTTGCTCTATAGCATCATCTATTTTATCTTTAAATGTTTTAAATTTTTTGTATTCTTGTTTGCTTAAACCATTTACCCATTTCTTAACATCTACTTTAGTTTTAAATATAGATCCAAATGGTTTCTTTGAATGATAATTTATTGTCCAAGCATTACTCATAATGGGTAATTTCCTAAAATAGTGAATATGTAAATAGTGGCTAGTATAAACCAACCTGTAAGAATACCGCTACCAAAAATTATAAAAAATTCTTTATTGCTCATCCATTTCCTCCGCTTCTATAACATCTTCGGCATATTGCATACCTAATTCAAATGCTTCTTGCTCTGAACAAAGTTCCATTTGTTCTTCAAGTTCGTGATCTGCTTCTGTCATTGCTGGGTAATAAGGTTTTTCACAATGCTTCATTTCTGAACCAATTTTTTTACCTGTTTCTTTATCATATAAATCTTTTGTTTTATATGTTGGTGCGTTTTCAAAAAATACACCGTTTTTAATTACATTACCGTTTCCTAAATCAATAATTGCCATATTATGCTCCGACTTTCATATTATGTAAACTAGCATAAGGATTCGATTTTTCAAATTTGCTAATTGCTTGTTTAATAGTTTTAGCGAAAACTTCTTTAGTCATTAATAAACCAAATGCGTTCTTGTAAGTTGCTATAAATGTTTTGTACATACTCTCTGTTTTCCTTTGTTTATAATACTAATTTAACATCAATACCAAACCTGTCAACCATAGAAAACCGCAGAAAACAGCGATTCTGTAAAATATTAAGTCGTTGATTTTGTTGGATTTTTTAAATTAGTGGATAGATGCGTCGTGTAAGAACAGCATTTTCTCTAAATCTATTGATCTTCTAGGGTCATAAAATGTGTCATTGGAAAACATCCAATCAAATGCTTCTGATTCTGCTTGTTTTCGTGTTCTAAAAACCACATCACTATATTTTAATACTTTTGACTCTGTATTTTTTCTATAGACAAAACCCCACTTTTTGTTCTCTCTGTAGCATACGACATAATCTTCTGGTAGGGGTTTTTTTATTTTTGGCATACTGTAATTATTTAAAAATTAAAGATTTTCTATATGCTTTGATTTTAGTTACAAATGTGTTCCAACTAATATGTTTCATAGCACTTCTTTTTAAATCTTTTGGTATAAAGCCAGAGTCAGGTTTTACTCTATAAAAAGTTACTCCATTGGCACCAGTTAGCATTTCTTTCCAGTCTTTTAAAAAACGATCATATGTAATGTCGTCTTCATATACTTTACGATAGTTGTTAGTACTCTTATAGCAGTTATTAGTTAATCCATTGATCCCAGGTTGTAAGTCATGACCTATAAGGTATATTTCATTTGCTCCGTGTTGTACAGCTAAATGTGTTGCTAGTGTTCCTGCATTCCATCGATGATTTTTAGGAATGTTTTTAACTTTTGTTCCCCATTGCTTTGGGTTTCGATATCCAGTCCATACAGGAAATTTATCTGCATATCTATTTGGGTGTTCAGATATTTCTTTTAACATTTCTGGGTCAACTAATACTAAATGATCCATGCGATGATCTCTATAGATAGCATTGCATCCATAAAATTCACCAATCATTCTTAAGTCTTCCCAAAAGCCATCGTACATACGATTAACTTTTTTCCGGCTTTCTCCGTTGCCCCACACAAAGGCAATCTTAGATTCGTTTTTTGAGATCATTTATAATTGCTTCTTTATCCTTTAATATTTTTTGTTGTTGAAATTCTATAATGAATTCACTATATTCATCTAAAGTAATGAAATTAAAATTAGACCATTGTCCCCAATCTTTTGGGATTGTCCATCCATCTGTGTTAACTTGAAAAAAGTTTACATTAGGATAATGTTCAAATATTTTAGCCATTTGATATTCCCAATAATGATGTGGAACTGCGTGTCTATTGGCATCCCAATAGTTTTCTGTATCTTTGTATATGTTATTATGTAATTTTTGTCCTTTACCTACACCATATAAATCAAATCCAAGTAAAAATACAGTTTGAGCCTTTCGACCTAACCATCCTCCATGGCTATTAGAAAGTGCTACCAATGTAGCAAACTGACCAGTTCCCCAATGGAATGGGTCATCAATTCTTTCTTGTCCTTCATAAGGTAATTCTGGCACTTCTAAAAATTTATGTTTAGGAAATGATTTAAGCCATTGTGGTCTAGTGTATAATGGGCATGGAACTTTATTGTCTTTGGCTTCTAGTAGTTCATTAATCATCTTACGGTCAGCACATACTAAAAAGTTAGGAGTCATATCACGATATACAGCATTACAGCCTACAGTCATACCTATTAGGTTAGTTGTTTTAATATCAAAGTCTTTGCGACTTTCACCGTTGCCAATTACTGTTGCAATCCTACTTGCCATAACAATAATTATTCTGATCTATGTTCTATGACTTTATCTATAAGACCAAATTCAAGTGCTTCTTGTGAAGTAAAGAACTTATCTCGTTCCATATTCTTTTCAATTATATCTAATGGTTGGCCTGTATGTTTAACATATATTTCATTTAATCGCTTTTTAGTTTTAAGTATTTCCGCGGCATGAATATCTATGTCTGAGGCTTGTCCTGAATATCCACCTGATGGTTGATGTATCATTATTTTTGAATGTGGTAATGCAAATCGTTTACCTTTTGCTCCTGATTGTGCCAACAATGATGCGGCAGAACTTGCCTGTCCTATTATCATAGTTGATACATCAGATTTAACAAATTGCATAGTGTCATATATTGCTAAACCAGATGATACATATCCTCCAGGTGAATTAATATAGAAACTAATATCTTTTTTTGGATTATCTGATTCTAAAAATAATAGTTGTGCAGATACCAACGATGATACTGAGTCATTAATTGGTCCTGTTAAGAATATAATACGTTCTTTAAGTAGTCTACTAAAAATATCATATGAACGTTCACCTTTTGATGTTTGTTCTATGACTATGGGTACTAATGAATTTTGCATATTATTATTGTATTGCGGTTTAACTTATTTGTCAATACAAGTAATTAATTATTTCTGGTACAAAGTTTTTAGGATTCTGTTTTCGGAAAGAATCTTGTTGGTTAATGGTAAATTTAAATGTTTGAAGCAATGATTCTTTACCATCGGCTTGATTAATGTATTCGACGATTGGTTTAAGTAATGTGGAAAATTTATGTTTACTGAACTTGTTTGCAATAGCATCTTTCATTTTTAAAGGCATAACTTGTGGAGACATATAGTATGGTGTTTGAACGAATTGGTATTTGTGAGATGTGGCATTAAAATTTTCCATATTCCATTCAAGCATTTTATCATAATAATAAATGTTTATATTGCTTAAAGTATTATAAACATTTGCATTCCAGTTAGTGTCTTTTAATTTTTGTACAATTTTTACAGTTTTATCCCATTTTCCTGGATATCTCATATAGTTAAAAACTTTACCTATACCATCGATTGATAGAGTAACATAGATATTACTAAATTGTTGTAATATTTTAAATAATTCACGATGTGGCATTTGCTGACAATTAGTTGTATATTGTAAGTGTAATTTGGTTTTGCCAAGATTTATTAATCTTTCTAATAGTGTAATATGATTCCAATCTAAAAAAGGTTCACCACCTAATATTTCTAGTGAGTCTAAACCATATAATGTTTCATCTGATACTTTAGATGTATTTGATTCATTAAGGTTGTGCCACTTGTTTTTATTATAATGATTATGTTCAGCATACCATTTAGTGCTATCATCTGGTCCACAAGTTTTACAAGTTAGGTTACATAGATTAGTTGCTGTAAATTGTAGTGAACGTATTTTTTTATTATGTCTATGTTCGTGTAGTTCTTTAAGTGATTTTTTTGAATGGAAAGATAACCATCTATTATCTTGTAGGCGTTTGCTTTCATGCCCAGATTTTTCTGTATTCCAACAATGTGAACAATATTTAGATTTTAACCCTTTATCAAAAGTTTCTTGTAACTTTTTTGTACTAAATTGTTTATCAAAGTCTCGTAACCAGCAACAAGGAATTATACTTTTCTTACGTATTGCTTGTTGATAGAATGGATTTACGCACCAATTTTTCATTTTAACACTTTAAGTAAGATTGTGTCAACGTTGATTCTTCCATTACCTTTGGTTTCGGTGGTTTTAATTGATTCCCAAATGTTACGCATTGCTATTTTTCCATCCGTAGTTAAAAGTTTTGGCAATATAGTTTCTGGTTTTCGTACAGTTTTTGATACACTACTTCGATCATCATAATCTTTGAGTGTTGTACCTTTAATGATTATTCCATTTGGTCCCATAGCATTATATTGAGATAATTTGCGAGTTTTAATGTTGAATAACCAAAGCATTTTACATTTAGGTATTAAAATAGGATCTATAGATGTTAGTTTATATCTTTCATCTTCATCCTTGTATTGTAATTTTTTTATCATACGTTCTACAGATATAGCTCTTGGTTTTCGTGCTTTACGTTGACTTTGTTTTAATTTTGCCCATCGTTGTATTTGTGCTACTGCTTTATCTTGAATATCTATCATTTGTTTCATTTCTTTGTTAGAATATGAATCATAGCCTTCTTCAATTTCTTTTTCATCTTCAGTACGTTCTTTTTTAGGAATTAATCTTATATGTAATATTTGTTTATATTCCTTGTTAAAGTCTTCGATGTCATCTATTAATCTAGAACAGTATGCTCCAGGTATATCACAATCTTTGCAGTAGTCGTAGATAGTTTGTATTGATAGTTCATGTAATTCATTATCAAATGTAGCATAGTTTATATCTCGAATGTCGATAATATAATCTTGTGTTTGTCTTTGCATTCTTTCTTGAATGTCAACCTTTGGTTTTTGTTTTTTAGGTTCTGGCTCAGGTTCTGATACTGGTTTGAATTTAGGTTCTTCTTTAATTTCAGGTAGTGGGATTTGTTTTGTTTGTTTCTCATTATCGTTTATTTGGTTCTTGAGAAACTCAGGTATGTCCAATAAGTCGTTATCTAATTTCTTTGCCATTTCAATATTTTGTAACATGGCTATATAGTTCAGGCAAAGATTTTTCTATAGATTGAGATCTATATTTGTCGTATAAGGCGGTTATTTCAAAGAATTGTTTCATATGTTTTTTACTATCTTTATGACTGTCTTTGTTCATTAAAATTTTTAAGAGTGTATGTAATTTTTTATATAGTGTCGGTTGCTTTGCTATTTTTAATTTAAAGCATTGTTTAATTTTGTCAACTGCTTGTTGTCTTACTTCGTAAGGTAGTACGTCAATTCTATAATGCATAGGAAAGTCTAACAAGATTGGTGTGACTTCAATGTTTCTTTTTTCACATAATTTATCAAAATATTTTAAATGTTCATAAATGTTAAACACATTGTATATTTGCCAACATGGTGAAACCATCAAGTCTGCTTTGTCATTATTTTCTATAAAATAATTTATATTTTTAGATATCGATGACCATTTAGATGGTGCTCTAATATATTCTTGTACAGCATCTATACCGTCTATAGACATAGTTAAATCTACTTTGCGAAATTTGTCCATTAATTTTACAAATTGTTTTTGTACATTAGTCATATTAGTATTAAATTTAATTTGTATATTTTGTGCGTAATTGTTATTAACAGGATAATCCAAGAAATTATACATAGTTCTTAAAAGAGTTGGCTCACCACCTTTTAAGTATATCCTTCTATTAACTTTTAATAAATCATATAGTTGTTTCATTAGTTCTGTATTATCACCATGGTCAATAATTTCTAAATCATCTGTTTGAAATCTCATCAATTCATGATTTACTTCCCATCCTTCTTTTTGTATTATGCTCCATTGTTCTTTAGCCAGTTCACTACTTAATCCACTAAAGCACATTCTACATTTTAAGTTACATAATGAACTAAAATTTATATCTAATGAAATTGGTGAATCACAAATTTTATTTTTCTCCCAACGGTCTACGGTGTCCCAAAATGTTTTTCCTTCTTTCATTCTGACCCAACCTTCGTTTTCTTGTTGTCTTAAACTTGCTGTACCTGATTGTTCTTCTTGATAGCAGGCTGTACATCCAGGAATAGGTCTTCCTTCTAACATCCTTTCTCGTATGTGATTCATTTCTTTTGATTGCCAAAATTCTTTAATTGTTTTATTCTTTACATCAAATTTTTTATCTTTTAAAATTGTATCGGCGTGAGGTGTCCAGTTACAGCAAGGCCAATATTCTCCACGTACAGGCTTGCCGGATGCTGTTATCATCATATGTGTCCATGCGTAAACGCAAAATGATTTGTTATTTGTAATGTCCATTTAAATTAGTTATATTGTAATCTTCACCAGGTAACTTCCTCCATCTGAATTTATGATGCAATTTTTTATTTTTGGATTTGAACCACACCAGTGGATAAACTCTTTTTGTATTTGTCCTTTACCTGTAATGACGTGTAATTTTTTTATGCCTTTGGACCTACAATCATTAACAGCACGGTTGAATTCATTGTATGCATTTTGCACCGTTAACCCGTGTAGGTCCATTGTTCATTATGCAGAAGATTTTGCTTCTTGAATTTCTTTTCTGCGTTCTTTCGTTGCTTTTGCTATTTCTAACAAAGCCTTTCTTGCTCTTGTTCCAGCCGCTTTGACACCTTTTGATGTGAACTTTTCGTTCTCAATCGTATAAGATTCCCAAGCCGCAATTAATTTATCATGTATGTCTGACATAATGTTCTCCTTAATTTCTTATATAAGCAATACTATTATATAATAGTAGTAGTTAATGAGCAATAAATAAATTGACATGGGTAGTATTTTTTTATTAATAAAAGAGTTAGGATTTCCAATTGCAGTAGCATTAGGTGGTGGTTTTTTCATATTTTTTATAATAAAATACATTTTAAGTGGGGTTACGGCTCAAGTAAAAGGTATTCATGGTATTATTATGGGATTAGAGAATAGGATAAAGACTATGAACAATGATATTATTAAAATAGATGCTCAGATGAATGATGCTTTAGGATTAGAACCAGAGACGGATAGGATTGCTAGAGCGGACGGGAAGATTGATGCTCGAAAAGACTAAAGATATGTTAGAGAATAGAAAATATAAAGAAGATAAACCAAAATAAAAATGAGTTTACAGTATTTTATAAATTTAGTAAACGATTTTGGCTTCCCAGTTGTATTAGTTGTGCTGATGGGGTACTTTATCTGGTTTATGTTCAAGTATGTTACTACAGAACTTAAACCTAAACTTGGTGAAGCTCATGGGGAATTAATTAAGTTGCTTGATCGTATTAGAATGCTAGATAATGATCTTATAAGATTAAGAACAAAAATGGATACCGTTAAGCGGCAGAAACAGAAGTAAGTTTTCTATAACAATTTTGTACACCTATTGCTTGTCGCATAGCATCATATAAAGCATGATGACCATTAAGGTCAGGCATATCTGGTTCTGCTAATTCAAATATTGTACGAGTATCACGTATGTTCCAAAATTCCCATGGTACTGCTTGTTCAATACTTCTACAAACATTTTCTATAATAACAACATCAAATATAGATCCATGTGCCCAAACTCTTTCTGTACCCCAACCAAATTTATAAAACTCTTTCATAACAGTTTTTAGGTTGTGTCTATCATTTTCTGCAAATGCTTCGTGGGATATTTTTTCTGATTGGTCACACCACCAACGTAGTGT